AAAACAGATTTACAAAGATTATTACAATGGAGAGCATACCATCCTGCGTAATTATGATATGCAGGACAGCCGGAGCAATCAGAAATTAATCTTTAATTTCCCAAGAAAGTTTGTTGACAATGAAACAGGATACCTGCTTGGTAAGCCAGTCAATTATGTATCAAAATCGGATAACAGTGATATCATCCAGTGTATTGATACCAATGCATCTCATTGGGATAAGGAGCATAATATCACTCTGCGAAAGTTTAGTGAGATATATGGAGAAAGCTATGAACTGAATTATATCGACCAACAGGGGGATTTCTCAGCGACCATACTTACTCCGATGGATACTTATGTATTGGAGGATGGAACGGCAGAACGAAATGTCTCACTTGCGGTACATAAGTTTTATAAGGCATTTGATGATGGCGATTACATTGATGTTTATACGGAAAATGAAATCCTTCATTATCAGCTGGATGATGGAAAACTGATATATCTAGATAAGCATCCTCATCTCTTTGAACGGGTTCCGGTCATTGTCTGTAATGCGAATGCGGAGAGAAAGAGTGGATTCTATGATGTGATCAGCTTGATTGATGCCTATAACTCCTTGAATTCTGACTTGGTGAATGAAATATCCGATCACAGAAATGCTTATCTGATTATTGAGAATGCCAAGATTGAGGAGGAAGATTTACTGAAGATGAAGCAAATGGGTATTATACAAGTACCCAAAGGAGGAGCGGTTAAATGGCTGATTAAAGACATCAACGATAATTTTGTTCAAAATGAATTAGAGAATATTGAGCGGAAAATCTATGACATGATGGATGAGGTGAATTTTAATGAAAACTGGGCATCCAATACCTCATCATTAGCACTAAGAAACAAATTATTAAATCTGGAGAACAGGGTAGCCATTCGAGAAGCATTTATGGAAAAGGTGCTTCGGGAACGATTAAAGAACCTGTTCCTTTTTATAAAGAAGAAAGAAGGCAAGGTATATGACTACCGAGATATTGCAGTTAAGTTTACGAGAAACCTGCCTACAGATTTAACAGGACTGGCAGATGTGATTACGAAATTAAATGGGGTATGCTCAAAGGAAACCATGCTTACCTTACTCCCATTTGTGGAGAGTCCTGTATTGGAACTTAAGAAATTAAAATTAGAAAAAGCGTCAGCAGTATCTGAGGATGTTGCCGGGGCGAAAGAAAGTGAGGTCATTTAATATGATGTTAGAAGAAGTAAAACAGTTTTTGGAAAGCGAAGACGGGAAGACAGAAGAGGTGGGAAAATTACTCAGTTCTTATGTGCCAATGACAAAAGAAAAGGTGCAGGAATATGTGGAGAAGGAACCGGATGCAAAAGCATGGATTGATTCCGTGAAGGACAAACATTTGCAGAAGGGTCTGGAAACATGGAAATCCAACCACCTTGAAACACTGATTGAGGATGAGATTAGGAAACGTTTTCCGGAAAAGAGTGAACAGGAATTAGAAGTGGAACGGTTGAAATCTGAAATTAACAAAATGAAGTTGGAGAAGGAACGAGAAAGTTTGACTAATAAAACAATGCAGATAGCAAGTGAGAGAAACCTGCCGATTGAACTGGCAGGCTTTTTTATTGGAGAAAATGAGGATTCTACCTTGGATAACTTGAAGTCTTTTGAAAGTGCATTTCAGAGTGCGGTTCAAAAAGCCTTGGAAGAAAGGCTGAAAACAAATGGTTATACTCCGCCCAAAGCAGGTGGAGCAGTAGCTCAGGATTTAGAAAAGATGTCTATGAACGATTACATTAAGGCAAGAACACAAAAATAAGAAGGGATATGGTGATTTATTATGAGTAATACAATTTTAACTCCAACAATTATAGCAAAAGAGGCTTTATTACAACTGAAGAATAACACAGTAATGTCAAATCTGGTTCATCGTGATTATACGAATGAATTTGTAGCAGGGGTAGGTAATACGGTAACCATCCGTAAACCTGCGACTTTTGAAGCAAAGGAATTTAACAGAACAACAGGAATTGAGATACAGGATGCAACGGAGGGTTCTGAGAGCGTGGTGCTTGATAAATTGCTTGATGTTTCCTTTGAGGTTACAGCAGAACAGCTTTCTCTTGATATTGCAGATTTCAGTACACAGTTGTTACAGCCAGCGATGCAGAGCTTTGCACAGAAGATTGATACCTATCTGTTAGGCTTATATGATGATGTGGCAAATACCTATGGCACAGCAGGAATGACTCCGAATGATATCGGTGCAATTACAGGAGCCAGAAAAGTTTTGAATGAATCGAAGGCTCCATTTGATAACCGTAGTTTGGTTATTGATCCAAACGCAGAAAATAATTTGCTCCAGATTCCTACTTTCCATGAAGCTGCCAAGGTTGGAGATGATGGAACTTCTCTGTCGGAAGCATCACTTGGCAGAAAGTTTGGATTTAATATCTATACTGACCAGAATGTGATGAGTCATAACGCAGGAACCTTATCTACCGGAAGTGGTAAGATTAAGCCCAAAGCTGCTACCACAAAAGGAGCAACTACCATTACATTAAGTTCTACTACCTTAACAGGAACTGTTGTAATTGGTGATGTTTTAACAATCAAGGGTGCTTCCTATTCGGTAATAGAATCTGCCACAGCAGAGAACAATGAGATTACGGTCAAATTATCTCCTGCATTAAAGGAAGATATTGCAGCTACCGTTGAGGTTACGGTTACAGGAAGCCATGTAGCAAACTTGGCATTTCATAAGAATGCATTTGCACTGGTAACCAGACCGCTTTCACTTCCAAAGGGACTAAGTAATGAACAGAAAGCAATCGTCAATTATGATGGATTCGGGCTTCGTGTCATTTATGATTACAACAGCCAGTTCAAGAAGGATGTCATTTCCATTGATATGCTTTGTGGAGTGAAGACTTTGAACCCGGATTTGGATTGCAGATTGCTTGGATAACTTATTGTTGATTTGGGGAGGGACTGTGAAATGCAGTCTCTTCCTATACAAATGGAGGTAGGATATGCTAGAGGTTTTGAAGATATTATTAGGAATGGAATCGGCAGATACATCAAAGGATGCACTGCTACAATATTATTTGCAACAGGCAAGGATTATGGCAGAGGAATTTTGCAACATTACGGAACTACCGGAACGCTATGATTCTACTGTTATTAATCTGGCTTTCTATTTATATCGAAATCAGGATGTGCTTGGGTATTCACAAAAATCAGAAGGAGAACGAAGTATCAGCCTTACTAGTTCTGGAATACCGGATTATATCAAGGAGGCTCTGCCGAAACCTAAGATTATGATTGGAGGTGCTTAATGTTTTATAATACGGAATGTGATGTATTGGATGAAGAGAAAGGGAAGCTTGCTAGAATGCAGATAGATTTACAGCCATATGAAAAGACAATACAGTTTGAAGATGGCATAGAGATTGACATTACCGCAAGAGCCTTTTGCGATAAAGATGCGAAAATTACAGATACTGGATATCTCAAAACAGGAGATAAGCTTTATAAAATAATAAGTTTGAAAGTGTGGAGTAATTATCTGGAATGCTTCCTCTATGTTTGTGAGCGTGATTAAGATGAGAAAATTAAATAAGCAGATTGATTTCTTTATCCATGAATTTGGTAAGGATATTCAGATATATGGAAGTACGAAAAAAGGGATTCTTTCGGATGCATCATCGAATCCAAGTTTTTATGATGACAAGTATTTGGTCATGAAGGAAAGTTACAATATAGGAACCTTACTGGAGTATCAGAATGTCAAGTGGATGGTAATTAGCCAAGTGGTAGCTGATGCAAATACATATAAAGCAAAGGTTCGAAGGGCAGATTGGCAGATTAAACTGTATGTCCAAAATGTTCTATATAGTTTTTATTGTATTGTAGATAATCTGGAAGCGACCATTGAAGATGGAAAAGTAATCAGTACCGCTGTCGGAGAAATAAAATTATATCTACAGGCAAATGCAAATACTGACTTATTAGCGATCAGCAGGCGTTTTATCAAGTTTGGGTCGGCATGGAAAATAACAGGAATCGATAAAAGCAAAGTGGGATTAATTATCATATATGCAGAAAAGGATTTGTTTACCGATAAGGATGATAAAGACAATGAAATAGCTGACCGTTGGTCTTATGAGGAGAAACATATCTATACCATTACGATTACTGATTTAAGCCTACTCAACATGGAAATTGGAGAAATCAGAAAATTAAATTATCAAGTATACGATAACGGAACTCTTATGACAACATTACCGGAGGTCGTATTTGAAATAGAGAATACACAGATTGCTACGATTGATTTGGCAGGAAATATAACAGCCGTATCGGTAGGAGATACAAACGTAACCTGCAAACTGAAAACTACACCAACCATTAGTGCAAGCTGCATATTGAAGGTAGTGCAGGAAATTGTAAAAGAATATACCATTACACTGACTTATCCTTCAAAGGAAATAAGTGTCGGTGGATATGCAAGTACATATACTGCAACCGTATTCTATGGCGGAGTCCAGGTAACGGATAAAAAAGTGTTATGGAAAGTAACGGATATCAACGGGGCAGCTACAAATATTGTCACATTGACCGATAAAGGAAATAACAGTTGTACGGTATCAGCACCGGAAAACTATGATAATATCGATTTGAGTGTCATCTTGACCGCATATTTATCGGATGATAATAATGTAAAGAATACAGTAACATTAAAGTTGGTTTTATATTGAAAGGGGAAGGTAATATTAATGCAGAAACAACCCAGCTTAGAGTATTTATTAAGCGTTCATTATCTGAAAAAGATGAGAGAACAAGGGTTCATAACATATGAGGAGTTCGATGAAATTGACCGTTTAAACCGTGTTACATTTGGTGCAGGTACACAAAGAACCAAGGTAGCATAAGCGGAATAATTGTGGGCTTTACAAGAAAAGTAAGTGGCAGTAAGCGTTGACTTATTGCCACTGTAATTATAATGTGTACATACCGTTAGGGAATATATTTTAAAGGAGTGCAATATATGGCGAAGAGTGCAACAGCAAAAGTAGTACAGGTATTACAGCCGAAAGCAAAATTTGAAGTAATCGAAGGAGTTCCGGCTGAAGCAAAAAGAAAAGTGTGTGCGTATTGCAGGGTCAGTACGGATTCGGATGAGCAGATGGCAAGTTATGATGCACAGGTTAGCGAGTACCGAAAGAAAATAAATGAAAATCCAGATTGGACGATGGTGGATATTTATGCCGATGCAGGTATCAGTGGAACAAATGTAAAACATAGAACACAGTTCAATCGGATGATTAGTGATTGTTATGAAGGGAAAATTGATTTAATCATCACTAAGTCCATTTCCCGATTCGCAAGGAATACGGTGGATTGTTTGGAGCATGTGAGAAAGTTGAAATTAATCGGAGTTGAGATTTATTTTGAAAAAGAAAATATCTATTCCTTTGATTCTAAAATGGAACTGGTCTTAACTATGCTTTCTTCAATTGCACAGGAAGAGTCCAGAAACATTTCAGAAAACAGCAAGTGGGGAATCAAGAAACGGTTCAAAGATGGAGTTGCCATTGTGAACTGCGAACGCTTTCTTGGATACGATAAGGATGAAACTGGACACCTAGTTATTAATGAGGAAGAAGCCAAAATTGTAAGAAGGATATTTAGGGAATATCTTGATGGCAAAGGATACACAACGATTGCCAGAGGACTTACCAGAGACAGAATTCCAACAGCAGCAGGGAAAGATAAATGGTGGGATTCTACCGTGAGTGGTATACTTTTGAATGAGAAATATATGGGGACATTGCTTTTGCAGAAGACGGTAACGGTGGATTACTTAACCCATAAGCGTGTCGATAACAGAAATATGGAACCTCAATATAAAGTGGAAAATAATCATGAACCAATTATCTCACCGGAGATGTGGGAGTTGGTGCAGAAGGAACGAGAACGAAGATTTGCAATCTCAGCAGGTAAGAATACCGATAGAACCAAGTATACGGTGAAATACGGATTCAGCGGAAAGCTAATCTGTGGTCAATGCGGTAATACCTTAAAGAGACGCCATTGGAACAGCGGAACACCTTCCGAAAGTATCGTATGGCAATGCAAAAGCTATATAGATCACGATGGAAACCGCTGTCAAAGCAAAGCAATAAAAGATGTGGAATTGAAAGAAGCCTTTATCCGACTATACAATGATATGGTCAGGGATAAGGGCTCTTTTTTTCGAGGATTTTATAATAATGTGGAGAAGGTGATTGGGAAGAATTCAGTGTCAACGGATATTGATAAGCTGACAGCGGATATCAATACTTTTGAGAATGACTTGAGCGAACTGATTCAGCTTAAGATAAGGCACCAGATTGAGGATACCTTTTATAATAGGAATACCAGAGGATTCGGGCAGAGTTGGATGCATTGTCAGAGAAGAAGGAAAGCCTACGAGAAGTAAATTTAAACCAAAATAAAATGCAGGAGAAGCTGGATTATATCAAGAAAACTATCGGTGGGAATACGGAGTCGTTACAGGAATTTGATGATGAGTTGTTCAAGACACTGGTGGAGAAGGTTCTGGTTAAGGATGCCAAGCATGTGGTGTTTGTGTTTGAGGATGGATTGGAGTTTGAGGCGGTGTTGGGGAAGGTGAAGAAATAGAGAGGCAATTCCTATAGATAAGCTGAGGCTTGAAATTATGGCTTCAGCTTTATTTTTACTTTTAAGTGCATAAAGTTCTAAGGGGGAAGGTGTTCAAGTGGCTTTGTATAATTGGATTAACCATGGAAGTAGTCTGCTTTTCATATAGCATAATTCAAGTGAAAAATCAATAGTATTTTGAAGAATAGTATGGTAAAATATTATAATCTGTATAAATGGTTAGGAGAGGGGAAAATACAGCATGATTAACGAAGAAGTATATCTAAAAAACATAGCAGACAGTTTGGCATTATTAAGCAGACAAGTCGAACTGTTAAATGCTGTAAACCTTTATGATATTAATATTATTGCAGAAGATTTTTATTCAAAACTTCTTAATCTCATTTATGGATATTCATTGAAAAATGCAAATATAGTTGAAAAGAATGCTCCTGCAGTAGACTTAATTGATAATACAAACAAAGTTACAATTCAAGTGACTTCAGATAATTCTAGCACAAAAATTAAGCATACTATCTCTGAATATTTGGAAAATAAAGGGTATGAAAAGTATGAT